TTGCTGTAGAAACAGGTTTTGCATTACCTTATCTTGCAGAAGGAGATTATAAACAAGCTTTAAGACAATCTATATTTGGTCAAATTCCAGAACTGTTAGGATTTGATGTTGGGTCTAGAAGTGAAGATGTTTTAAAAATTGCAAAAGAAGCAGGAGCCAATCCTGATTTAGTTAAAAAATATGTAGAGCTAGAAAAAAATATGAGAGAACAAGATGAAATTATAAAAAAACTTAATGTATTAGATGAGTTAAAACCAAGATATGCAAATAACCCAGGAGGTGCTGCTGATATTGATTTACAAATTAAAAGACTAGAAAATAAACTTAAACCTTCAGAAGAATATTTAACTAAAAATGTTTATACTCCAAAAGAATTTAATCAAATAACAGATGAATATTTAAAAGCTGGAAAATATTTTGTTAATAAAAATTATGAAAGAACTTTACCAATTTTTGATAAATCAGAAGAAGCAATAAAAAAATCACAAAGTGAATTATTTAAAGAATCTGTAACTTCAATTGTTGGAGAAGATCAGAGCGAAAAATTATTAAAACAAAAAGGAGTATTATATGAAGAACCTCCTGAACAACCTCCAGAAGAATTACCAAGTGAATATAAAGTTTCAGCCGCAGAAGGTGGTTATATAGATTATGTTAGAGAATATAATAGATACGCGCGCGGGGGAAGAATTCATTTAAGTGGAGGAGGAGGTGGTCCTAAATTATCTAGAAGAGGTTTCTTAGGATTCTTAGCTGGAGCTGCTTTATTACCATTTGTTGGTAAATTAATGAAAGGTAAAAAAACTGCGCAAGCTGTAAAAATTGGAACTAAAGTTTTACCTAAAGTAACAGGCATGCCAGACTGGTTTAATCCACTCGTTACTAAAATAATGAAAGAAGGAACTGATATATCTCCTAAAGCTACAAGAGTTGAAGATATTGTTAAAGTTAAAAAATTAGAAGTCCCTGTTCCTGGTGAAAAAAAAACAGATATAATTACAATGAGTGAATATCCAGATGGTAGAATTGAAATTTCAGCAGATGTTTATGGTGGATCATTTGATTCACCTTTTGATTTAGTTTATAAGCCTCCTAAATCTGATATTGATTTAGCAACTGGCAAAGCAATAAACGATCCAGGAGAATTTAGTGTAATAGAAAATAGACCACGCCCTGTATATAGTCCTGATGATGCAGACTATGAAATAGATTACGAAAAAATGTCTACTAAAGATGCAGTAAGTGATCTTGAAAGAATTGAAAAAATTGCAACAGGAAAAAGAATACCTCCACAAAAAGTTGCTCAACGAGAAAAAGCTAGAGCATTTGTAGAAGAGAATCCATATGATGATATTGTAAATAGATATGGTGATGCTGGAGACATTGAATATGATCGAATGAGAGATGAAGGGTTATTAGATGAAATCGAATAAAAAACTAACAACAACTATACCACCATTACGAGGGCCTAATCCACAAGGCTTGAATATAGGCTATAATACTGTTACAACAATAAAATCGGAGAAAATAATAAATGGCAGAAGTAGAAAAACCAATTCCAACAATAAGTAGACCTTTGACTCCTGAACAGGAGACTGAAGTTCTGTTGAGCGAAACAGAACAAATGCCTACATCACCAACAGAGGTGACTGAAAATGAAGATGGTAGTGTAGATATAAATTTTGATCCAACAAAAGATTTATCAGGTCAAACAGATTTTAATGCAAACCTTGCAGAAGTTTTAGAAGAAGATGTTCTTAATTTAATTGGTTCAGAATTATATCAAGATACACAATCTTACAAAGATTCAAGAGCAGATTGGGAAAAAGCCTACACACAAGGTTTAGATTTATTAGGATTTAAGTACGAGCAAAGAACAGAACCTTTTCAAGGAGCATCGAGTGCAACGCATCCTGTTCTTGCAGAAGCAGTCACACAGTTTCAAGCTTTAGCTTATAAAGAATTGCTTCCCGCGGGCGGGCCCGTGCGAACTCAAGTTGTTGGATTAGATACACCAGAAATTCAAAATCAAGCAGACCGTGTTGCTGAATTTATGAACTATCAAGTTATGGATGTTATGAAAGAATATGAACCAGAGTTTGATCAGATGTTATTCTATTTACCTTTATCAGGATCTACATTTAAAAAAGTTTATTACGATGAATTATTAGGTCGAGCTGTTTCTAAATTTATTCAAGCTCAAGATATTATTGTTCCTTATTCAGCATCCTCTTTAGAAGATGCAGATGCAGTCATTCATGTAGTTAGAGTATCTGAAAACGAATTAAGAAAACAACAAGTTGCAGGTTTCTATAGAGATATAGAATTATTGCCATCCGATGAATTAACACAAGACGATAGTATTCGATCTAAAGAAAAACAATTAGAAGGTGTAAGCATGAGTAGTCAGAACGATGATGTTTTTACATTATTGGAATGCCATGTTAATTTAGATATAGAAGGATTTGAAGACAAAGATGCAAGTGGTGAACCTACCGGAATCAAACTTCCTTACATTGTAACTATTGAAGAAGGATCTAGAGAAGTTTTATCTATTAGAAGAAACTATGCAGAGTTAGATCCTAAGAAAAAAAAGATTCAATATTTTGTACACTTTAAATTTTTACCGGGATTTGGTTTTTATGGTAATGGTTTAATTCAAATGATTGGTGGTTTATCTAGAACTGCAACTCAAGCATTAAGACAGTTATTAGATGCAGGAACTCTATCTAATTTACCAGCAGGATTTAAACAAAGAGGAATTAGAATTAGAGATGATGCACAATCAATTCAACCAGGAGAATTTAGAGATGTAGATGCACCTGGTGGAAATTTAAGAGATGCATTTATGCCTTTGCCTTATAAGGAACCTTCACAAACTTTATTAGCATTAATGGGGGTCGTGGTTCAAGCAGGTCAGCGCTTTGCTTCGATAGCTGACATGCAAGTAGGGGACGGGAATCAGCAAGCAGCAGTGGGCACGACCGTGGCTTTGCTGGAAAGAGGTTCGCGTGTAATGTCTGCAATTCATAAAAGAGTATACTCTTCTATGAAGGAAGAATTTAAATTACTAGCAAACGTATTTAAATTATATTTACCACCTGAATATCCTTACGATGTAGTAGGTGGACAAAGACAAATTAAACAATCAGATTTTGATGATAAAGTAGATATCATTCCAGTTGCAGATCCAAATATATTTTCACAAACACAAAGAATATCTATTGCACAAACTGAATTACAACTTGCAATGTCTAATCCACAGATTCATGACATGTATCAAGTTTACAGAACTATGTACGCTGCATTAGGAATAAAAGATGTAGACAGAATTTTATTAAAACCAGATCAACCCACACCAAAGGACCCTGCACTAGAACACATTGATGCTCTTGCAGGGAAACCATTCCAAGCGTTTCCGGCACAGAACCATAGAGCACATATTGTTGCGCATTTAAGTTTTATGGCAACCAATCTTGCAAAGAATGCACCTGTTGTTATGGCTGCATTAGAGAAAAATATTTTTGAACACATATCTTTAATGGGTCAAGAACAAGTTGAACTTGAATTTAGAAATGAAATTGGTCAAATTGCACAAATGAGTCAAAATCCTCAGATGATGCAGAATCCTCAGATGCAAGCTCAATTACAAAACATGCAAACACAGATTGAAGCTAGAAAAGCAAAAATTATTGCTGAGGCAATGGAAGAATTTATGTCAGAAGAAAACAAAATCATGTCCGTTATCGACAATGATCCGGTTGCAATGCTAAGATCACGTGAGTTAGATCTTAGAGCGAAGGAAAATGCTGCTAAAGAACAAGAAAACAAGGAAAGAATCAACCTTGATAAGATGAAAACTATGATGAATCAATCTACAGATGATAGAAAACTAAGACAAAACGAAGAATTAGCTAAATTAAGAGCTAATACTTCCTTAGAAAAGACTGTTTTAGCTGCAAAGCTTAAAAATAGATTTCCAAATCAATAAAATAGGAGTATAAAATGGCTATGAAAAAGAAAAACACAAAAATTGGTCAATCAAAAGAAGTAGATCATTCTAAATTTACCGATAAAGATGGATATTTAGTTGGCGGAGTTGAAGTTGAGATGTCAAATCCACAAGAAACTCAAGTTGAAGTAGTTCAAGGTCAAAGAAATATTCTTCCAGAGAAAAAAAGATCAGCAAAGTGGTATTAAGCCATGATTCAAATGTTAGGAGCTGTTGCACCTTTAGCTAAAATTCTATTTAGCACAATTGAAAAGTCAGTTCCTGATAAAGATTTACAAGAAAAATTAAAAGCTCAATTACAAACACAATTATTACAATCTAATACAGCAGAATTACAAGCTGCAGCAAAAATAGTTGAGGCAGAGGCCAAAAGTGGCTGGTTCGCATCGAGCTGGAGGCCCCTTTTAATGTATGTATTAATATTTATCTTGGTCTGGAATTATGTTATAGGACCAGTTATAAAAATGTTCACAGGAGCAGTTATTTCCTTTGAATTGCCTGGCGACGTTTGGAGTCTTCTCCAGATAGGTTTGGGAGGTTACGTCGTGGGACGTAGTGCGGAATCTGTTGCACGAACAATGGCAAACAGACCTGTAAATAAACAACAAGAAAACGGATAGGATATAAAATGAGAAATGATTACGGAGTAAGACCAAGAGCAAAAATGATGAAGGGTGGAAAAGCAAAAGGCAAAAAAGGTTTTCCTGATTTAACTGGAGATGGTAAAGTTACTTTCAAAGATATTTTAAAAGGTAGAGGTGTCATTAAGAAAAAAGGTGGCATGATTAAAAAAGGTAAAAAATAATGGCTGGATTTGGAATTCAAAAAAGAGGTACTTCACCT